ATGAATATGAACAACTCAGGTATACCATTTAACCAAGCCAATCAAGGTCATGGTGATTATGATGAGAACATACCTGTATGAAAAACGCTAAACGAATAGAAGAATTGCAATCAGAAGTAATGCGCTTAAATGGGATGACAAAACTTCAAGCAATTGAATGGCTAAATGAATGGACACCGGGTTGGGAGTTACCCCGGTGATAAAATATAGAAAGGGCGCGGTGCTATGAACCAAACAGAGCTCTCATCAAAAACAATTGATGAGGCATTAACTATATTGGAAAACATATATAGGAAAAGGGCTTTTTCTGTTTTTGAAATGACACTAATGGAAAGTGCGGCCTCTAATTTAAAACTAAATTTGGCCACACAATCTATTAAGTCCAATTCAATTAATGATGACAAACCCATTTTAAAAGTTTATTTGGCAGGACCAATATCAGCAGACCCAAAAAAACTTCGTCATCGGTTTAATGTTATTGCTCATTACCTTAAAAAAATGAACATTGCCGTTCTAAACCCTGCTAGCCTTCCAATGGGATTGGAAGAGTCAGAGTACATGGATATATGCTGTGCAATGATTCGTTCTTGTGAAAAAGTAATCATGCTTAAGGGGTGGGAAGAAAGTGAAGGAGCAATGGCTGAATATTATTTAGCAAAAAAACTTGGCAAGCCTATTTTATTAGAGAAAAACATAAAACAAAACATATAAATAATCAATGGGACCGCAGTCCCATTGGTTTGAAAATAGAGTTTTATTTATTCACAAAGCCCTTCTTGTGTCGCTGCATAAGTAGATTGCTCTACCGTATATTGATTACCATATTCAGACGACAATTGATTAACTAATCCTTTGCATGAAAAACCTTGAAGCTGCAAAAGTTGTTTTGCAGATTTCACCGCCATTTCATTCCAATCAACATTCAAGCTCTCAACAGCAATAGTGGCGTCACTAATTTTATAACCGTTTCCGTATTCAGATGATAATTGCTTTATAAGTCCAGCATGAGAAAACCCTTGAAGCTGTAGAAGTTGTTTTGCAGATCGAACTGCATTTTTTTGTGGTGTAGTCATGCTTTCAGCTAGTGCAGGTGTAACATGTAAAATAATAGCAATCATTGTTAATTTTAATAAATTCACAGGTATTTCTCCAAATAAAAATTAGAGTCTAGCAATAGTTGCTAGTTATTAGAAATAATTAGCATATGTTTGAGCGTCGTTATTTTGTTGAAATAGACAGAAAGTGTCGTAACTTGCTTGTTGACTAGATAGGGTAGAATAGGTATCTTTTTACCACGATGCGGTTTTTGTGACTGCTAGACAACATTAAACCTCGCTTTTTAGCGGGGTTTTTTAGTTTCTGCTGCCCCAAAAGATTGCAATAGTAACTATTTTGTTGCCATGGGACTGCGGTCCCATTTCACTTAAATGGGAGTTTATCTTATGAAATAGCTAATTACTTATTCATTTATTTATTAATGAATGCTCTATCTGATTGAGAGCCTCTAAAACAATCAGGCTGTAACGTCACTTTTTCGCAGCGGACTCTTTGAGTAGATATAGATTGGGTTGATACCCCATTAAGACGCAGTTAATCACTCTAAAATATTTTTATCGCATAGCCTTGAGTACCTGAGACCTGCTTTGCAGAGAGGAAGCTATGCACTTTTTCGGCATGAAATGGGCGACTGATAAGTGCGCTAACACTTAACAGCCATCGGACCTATTATAACAGTCATAAGCCAAACCAAGGCCCATACAACTCTGCAGAGTGAAATGGAGTCTACACAAGGTTGGACTACATGACAAAATCAATATCAAAACCCATAAAATTATTGGAGCTACGATGCTCTAAGTGCAACAAAAAACTTTGTAAAATTAATGGAACTGTTTCTGTTAAATGTAATCGTTGCAAACACATTGAAAATTGGAGTACTACAAGTACCTAGTTGAATAAAAGTGAAGCATTCTTTTTTTAATAATCAAATTCAATTACACAACATAGATTGTTTAATTGGCTTAAAAAACCTTCCAGATAACTCTGTTGATCTAATACTTACTGACCCACCATATTTTCAAGTAAAGAAAAATGCTTGGGATAATCAGTGGCCAGACGTTGAAACTTTTCTTGCATGGCTTGATGAAGTTACTCTTGAACTTTGGCGAGTACTAAAACCAACTGGCTCTATTTATCTTTTTTGTGGTCATAAGCTTGCTGCAGACACTGAGATATTAATCCGTCAACGTTTTAATGTTTTAAACCATATTATATGGGCCAAACCGAATGGGCCATGGCGCAGATCATGCAAAGAAAGCTTACGTTCATTCTTTCCTGCTACTGAGCGTATTTTATTTGCCGAGCATTATGATGCTGAAGGTCATGCAAAAGGTGTGTCTGGTTATGCTAGAAAATGCACCGAATTAAAAAAAGAGACTTTCGAGCCTCTAATTAATTATTTCAAAAACGCTCGTGAATCACTTGGCATATCAGCAAAAGAGATCAATGAAGCAACCGGAACTCAAATGTGTTCGCATTGGTTTAGTTCCAGCCAGTGGAAACTTCCAAACAAAGAACAATATGAAAAGCTCCAAGCTTTATTTGTTAAACACGCAGGAGAGTTAAACCGCTCTCATGATGAATTAACAAAAGAATATAACGATTTAAGCAAAGATTATCAGTTGTTAACTCGTCAGTACGATGATTTAAAAGTTGAATATGAAAGCTTGCGACGTCCGTTCAGTGTAACAAAAGATGTTCATTACACTGATGTATGGACATTTGCACCTGTTGCATACTATCCCGGAAAGCATCCCTGTGAAAAGCCAGCCGAAATGCTAGATCATATTATATTGTCTAGTAGTCGAGAAGGTGATGTGGTTTTAGATCCGTTTAAGGGGTCTGGCTCTGCAGGGAAACGATGCGTTAAGTTAAATCGTAATTTTATTGGTATGGAAATGGAAGAAGGAACCTATTTATCAACAGTTGATTCATTTAGTCAGCTATAAATTATTAATACGAGAGAAACGATGTTTAAGAAAAGTAAAAAATTATGGGGCGCAGTTATCTTAGGATTTATTGCTGCTTTTTTTATTGCAAAGGGCGATAAGCTAACCTCATCTATCGCTGCTTTAACAACGTTTCTTGGTGCTTTTTCTGTATCAGACCTCGGAATTATTGCAGGTATTGTGCTTGGTATTATTACTTATATTACCAACTTATATTTTAAGTGGGCGAACCATAAAGCATTAATGAAAAACTTAAATAGTGTGAATGCAGTTGGCGCAATATTGAATGAGGATGATCGATAATGAAAAAGAAAACAGGCATTGTTTGCTCGGTCATGCTTGCCATTGCAGTTGTTACAGGCACTTCTCAAGTAAGTACAGATAACTCCGCAATAGGTAAAGTAGTTATCGAAGGTGAGGTCGTTGGTCATTTACTCGTTTCATCACGTGCATTGGAAGTTATTGGTGATGCGGAAGGTTGTCGATTAGAGCCATACAACTGTCCAGCCGGATTACTTACGGATGGGATCGGTAACACTCATAATGTAACCGGAAAAACAAAAACGATTGAACAGATATCTGTTGATTGGGTTAAGAATATATCTAATTCGGAAAAGTGTTTAAGTTCAGCAATGAGTACTGAGCGAACAATGACACAGGGCCAGTTTGATGCATTTACTTCTTTTATATTCAACACTGGCTGCACTGTTTTCAATAAAAACAAAGATGGCTCACAAACTCGAATTTATAAGCATATTCACAATGGAAATTATGAAAATGCCTGTAATGAATTAAGGTTTTGGGTTTTTGCAAACGGTAAAAAGTTGAAAGGACTTATTAATCGTCGCAGCTTGGAAACGGAGATGTGTTTTGCTTACTAAAGTGTTAACCGCCTTGCTTTTAACTGCTTCAAGTTTGCTTTTGGTTTTATATCTTCGACTTGGCACGTTAGAAAGTCAGATAGAGACTAAAGACGTAATCATTGAAACAGCAAATGCTTCATTGAAAACCGCGAAACAAGTCAATTTAGAAAATCAGTCAACAATAAAAAACTTATCTGAACATATAAAATCAGAGAGAAAGGCTGTTGAGTACATACGAAAATATAATGAAACTGTGGATGCGTCGGTTAGCAAAGCAGTTAATGAATTAAAAGGACTATTACAGGATGATGAAAATAGTTGTGGCCAGCAGCGTTTGCCTGATGCTGTTATTGACAGCATGCAGCAGCACTACAGATTACCAAGTAGTAACGCAGACTCATAATGTAATAGTCCTACCTCCTGCAGCATTCTTAACGCCTTGTAAAATCCCTTTCACTAAGCCTCCTTTTACAAGAGATGAAGCTGTTGAACGCGATATTGTATGGCTTGGTGCGCTGCAAAAATGCAATGAAAAGCCTGACAAAATAAGGGCTTGGTATGAAGAGTATAGTCGGCTGAAAGAAGATCAATAGTAAGCGAATAGCGCACCATATTCACATTTTCCAAACGAATGCACCTGCTAATACAGAGGTGTCTTTCATTATCTATAAATAGATTCAAATAAGTCTATTTATAAATAATGATTAATAAAGGTAATACGATGTTTGAAGAGATACTAAGACAACAAGCAAAAGCACTTGAAGCGATGATGCTTAACCAGCCAGCAAATGATTCTCGTCTTATGGATGAAGCGCGTTCTGACCTGCAGTCTGCTATAGATAAAGCAATCAAAGCAAGCAAGGCAGATGAATCTTAATTCTTCATCAAAACAAGTCTGTAGAGGCCTTTGGGTCCTTTCCGGGCATATTTTTACACTAGGGCTCGCTTACCCGCAAAAGCTCGCTCGTTAAATTTTTTTTTAAAAAAAGGGTTTCCTGTTTCCGGTTATTAGCTATGGATGAAAAGCATATTCAATTCAGAAAAAAAATTCACACAATCAGATATAGCAGCACTTCTTAACATATCTGATCGTCAAGTGAGAAACCTTATGCAGCAGGGGATTATACCTGCTGCTAAAGGAAGGAATGGGATGGAACCGTTAGCCTGTATTCATGCTTACATTAGTTACAAATCACAAACAAAAATTTCAAATCCTAATGCGGAAATCGAGGAAGAAGAAGATGAAACGTATGAAAAAATAAAACGTAATCTTGCGCTTGAAGATAAAAGAGAAAGCGTAGCGATGAAACGAGCAAAACGCGTACTTTTTGAAAAAAGCTACGCTCCTATTCAACTGATAGTTGATGTACTTCAACAAACTGGCTCTCGAATGAACTCTCGTTTAGATGGGCTTTTGCCAAAGATGAAAAGTGCATGGCCAGAAATGCCACCAGAAGCAATTGTTGTTTTGGAGGCTGAAATTGTAGCAGCAGCTAATGAGTGTGCGGATGTTAAACCAGATCTCACAGATTACATCGATGGCGATCCAGAAAGCGGTCCAAGTTGGATTGTCGGGACTGAAGAAAACAGCACCAGTTAGTGGAACTGAATGGGCTAATGAAAATTACAGACTGGCATCCGGTTCTTCTCAAGAAGAAGGTGCTTGGATTACATTGCCGTTTCAAGTCGCAATTTTAAACATGATGTGCAACCGTTCTATACGTCGATTTGCTTTTAAAAAGTCAGCGCGTATTGGTTATTCAAAAATGTTGGTTGCTGCTGTTTCTTGTTTATCTGATCAATATAAAACCAATGTCGTTATTTATCAGCCGACTGAGAAAGATGCTAAAGACTTCTGTATTGATGAAATAGATGGCGCTTGGGAAGATATGCCAGTAATGCGTCGTATTTTTCCATCTCTGTATTCAAACGATCAAAACAATACCGTAAAAAAGAAAGTCGGCCTCGGATGGACTTTAGATGTTTTAGGTGCTGGTACACCTACGAATATGCGTCGTATAACTAAAGCGGCTCTGTTTGGTGATGAAGTTGACGGTTGGGATTGGGAGCTTGGAAAAGAAGGCGATCCCATATCCCTTGCTCGTACTCGTTTAGACGGTGCAGCGTTCCCGATGGAACGTTGGGGAACCACACCAACTAACGCAGGTGAATCGCATATTGAAAAACTAATGAATGAAATGGAATTAACCTTCCGTTTCTTTCTTCCTTGTCCTCATTGTGGCCATGAACAGGTTTTAAAGTGGGGAAATGCCGATACCACCTATGGCTTTAAATGGGATAACGAAAAAAGCAGCGTCGAAGAAAAAGCCAAAACCGCCCATTATTGTTGTGGTAGCTGTGAAGAAAAAATTTATTATCGTGATCTGGGAAAAATGCAAGAAGCAGGTCGTTGGATTGCTGAAGATTTCACTTGGACAAAAGATGGTGAAAACTTTTTTGATTCAGAAAATAACCCTACATCCACACCAGTTAGTGTGGGTGTTCATTGTTGGGCGGCTTACAACTCAAAAATGACAGACGGATGGGGTGGTTTAGTACGTGAATTTTTAAAGAAAAAAAACGATCCATTAAAATTAAAAACGTTCATCAATTTGATTTTAGGTGAGTTGTGGGAAGGTGAAAATAAAGACCGTCCTGATTGGGAAATCATCAAGCGAACAAACAGCAGTGTTTGGTGGGTCGGTGATCGTCGTAAAAATCCAGTTCCTAAAAAAGCGACTCTTTTAACAGGTGGCATTGATACTCAAGATGACCGGATAGAAGCCTCTGTTTGGGCGTGGGGACCAGGAGAAGAATGTTGGCTTGTTGAGCACATTGTTATTCATGGCGACCTTTCAAATTCAACTACCAAAAAAGCAGTAGAAAAACACCTAGCGGAAAAGACTTATAAACGCGTTGATGGTTTAACCATGGACGTTATTCGTTGGTGTTGGGATGCAATGGGCCACAAGACAGATGATGTTTACCTAATGAGTCGTCGCCTTAACACTCTGAAGTTTATCCCCATACAAGGCGCGAATAAATACGGCAAGCCGATTGCCACCATGCCGAAAAAGAAAACAATTAAAAAAGTCTATTTAACTACCATTGGTACAGATAACGCCAAAGCACTTATTTATAGTCGGTATGTAGCGATGAATATTTTAAACAGCTTTGTTCTGCCAATAAAAAACTAGAAACTCATGATGGTAAACAAGTTTATCGGTGGGTCAAATCTTACACTTTTGATGAAGCATTAGATTGTTGGATATATGCCTATGCAGCTTTACGTATTTCAATGGATCGCTTCTATGCAAGGTTAGATTAAATATCAATAATTATGAATGGCTTAAGCCGTGGTGAATAAATGTCAGATTTAACAACTCGTTTAAATGAAGCGGAAAATGCATTACATAGTTTATTAACCGGATCTAAAGCGGTAAAAGTAAAAAAAGATGGCCGAGAGGTAGAATTTACTCCTGTCAACATCAATCAGCTTCGTTCTTACATATCCACTTTACAACATCAATTAAAACTTACTAGCACTCGTCGTCGGCCAGTTGGGGTTGGATTATGAATCTATTAGCGCCAGACGGCCACACTGACTTAAGAGCATATTTGGATCATGGTTCCGGTGGTTTTACTGGAGCAGGTCGTGGTTTTGATGGTCAATTAGACGATTGGTATGCTCCGCATTTAACTGCAGATTCAGCTTTATTACCAAACCTAAAAAGCTCACAAGCTCGTGCTGATGATTTAGTTCGTAATAATGGCATTGCTAAAAATGTTATTCAGTTACACAAAGACCACATTGTTGGTGATAACTTCAGATTAAGTTACAAACCTAACTGGCGTGTCTTGGGTATCGAACCTGATCTTGAATTTGTAAAAGATGTGGAAGCGTTTTTTAATTCAGTAGCTGAAGATGAAGCTTGTTATTTAGATGCAGAGCGAAAAAGAACATTTACTATGTTGATTCGTTCTGCCATCGAAATGCATTGTACTCATGGTGAAATTTTTGCAAAGCCAGAATGGGTGACTGAATCTTATAGACCTTTAAATACCGCAATAAAATTGATTTCACCAAAGCGAGTTACTAATCCTGGTGGCAGTAGTGATACTGAAAAATTAAGAGCAGGTGTTGAAGTTAACGTTAGTAACGCAGCCACGAAGTACCATATTTCAATCGGTGGTGACCGTTCAAACATAAAACAAAGCTGGACAAGTGTAAACAAAACGCTGAAAGGCGGTCGCGTCGGCATGATCCATGTTTTTGAACCTAACGAACCCGACCAAACGCGTGGAGCAAATGAATTTTTAGCTGTTATGCAGCAAATGAAAATGCTGGACACGCTACAACAAACTAAATTACAAAACGCAATTATTGGCGCTCAATATGCTGCGACGATTGAATCTGAGCTCGATTCTGAACGGGCCTTTGAGTTTATTGCTGGTGCAGACAGTCCTGCCGAGAACGATCCACTTAAAAAAATATTAGCCAGTTATGGTGATTACTACGATAATACAAAAATCAAGCTTGGTGGTGTAAAGGTTCCTCATCTTTACCCCGGTGACAAGTTAAATTTAAAGTCTCCGGCTAACGCTGATAATGGCTATTCTAGTTTTGAACAAAGTTTAATGCGCTATATAGCCGCAGGTACAGGTTTTAGCTATGAAGAATTAAGCCGAAATTATCAAAATTTATCTTATTCAACAGCAAGAGCATCTGCAAATAACTCATGGCGTTATGTCATGGGCCGTCGTCGATTAATTGCTAATCGAGTCGCGTCTCAAATATTTGGACTTGTTCTTGAAGAAGCTATTTTAAGAAAGTGGATCACGCCACCAAAAGATGCACGTTTTAACTTTTGGGAAATGCGTGGCGCATGGACTCGTTGTGATTGGATTGGCTCAGGAAGAATGGCGATTGATGGCTTAAAAGAAGTTAAAGAAGCTGTTATGAAAATCCAATTTGGCTTAAGCACTTATGAGAAAGAGATTTCCAAGATAGGTGACGATTATCAAGATATTTTCAAACAACAAGTAAGAGAACAGGGTGAAAGAGATGCGGCTGGACTTACAAAAGCACCGTGGACACCAGAAGACCTTGCTGATGATGATAGCGATAATAAAAAGGAAACATAGTGAATAAACATTTATTAATTTCAACGTTTCATCAAACTCCAAGTTTAATTCATAACGCTGATGTTCATTTACCTGCGTTGATGGAATCTCAAAGAGAACTTCAATTGTCGGGTAAACCTAAAATTGATATGGCTGAAGCAGCAATCCGCACAGGTATATCTATTGACCCCTCAAAACACAAACCTTATGAATTGAATGGTTCCGTTGCGGTAATACGAGTGTTTGGTGTGTTACTTCATAATTATAGCTGGTCAGATAGTTATGCAACTGGTTACCAAGTTATTCAAAACAAAGTAAAACACGCGCGTGAAGATTCGGATGTGAAAGGCATCTTAATGATATACCACACACCAGGCGGTTCTGTGGCAGGTTGTCCTGATACTGCAGATTTAATAGCAATGGTGGGTAAAGAAAAACCAATCTGGTCGCTTTCTGAAGATGCACATTTAAGTGCTGGGCAATGGCTTGCTTCTCAGGCTACTCGTCGCCTTGGTACTCAATCATGTAATGCAGGTAGCATTGGTGTTGTTGTTCCTCACATCGATTACTCAGGTCTTTATAAAGACATGAAAATATCAGTAGATTTTATTTTCTCTGGTAAACACAAAGTCGATGGCAATCCTTATCAAGCAATGCCTAAAGAAGTTCGTGATGGGATTCAATCTAATGTCGATAGCATCCGTACTGAATTTGCCACTGCTGTTGCGCGTGGTACCAATTTATCAGTCGACGCAATTTTAGAGACTGAAGCACAAGTTTATAGAGGTAATGAAACGGTTGATATCGGATTGATTGACGAAATCGTATCACCAATTTATATCGCTGATGAATTTAACGAGCACCTTGCTTCAGCAGGGAAAACTACAACTCTTGGGAGAGAGACAATAATGAAAGATACAAACAATACAGATGCTGCTGATAGCAATCACGATGTTGTCGCCATTGCTGCTGCAGCTAAAGCAGAAGAAAGAACGCGAATTTCTAGCATTCTTTCATTGCCAGAAGCAGAAGGTCGCCAAAAGCTAGCTGCAACATTAACTGCTAATGGCAACATTACTGTAGAAAGCGCAAAAACAATCCTTTCAGCAGCTGCACTTGATCAACCAGAAGAAAGTGAATCAGAAGCAGATACTGGGCAACAAGCCTTAGATGCTATCGGGAAAGAGCATGGTGCAGCACTTGAGTCAGGGGCTGATGATATCTCTGATGACGAAAAAGACATTGATGCACTTGCATCTAGTTTTCATAAATAAAGGATAAATAAATATTATGGAACAGAATTTTTCTTATACTCCAAATAATATAAAGCACTCTGATGAGCCTTTATATCAAGGCTTTGGTACTATCGCAAAAGATGAGACTAAAGGCCCTTACAACGCGCTAACACCTTTGATGTTAGACACAGAGAACAGCAAGCTTAAATTATGGAATGGAACAGCCGGAACAGCCGTTGTGATTACTGTTTTTGACGTCTCAAATGCCGCCTCTGATGTTGATGCAACTTTTTATAAATCAGGCGCTTTAAAAGCATCTGCATTAAATTGGCCAGAAGATGTAACTGACGAACAAAAGAAAGTTGCATTCATTGGCTCTCCTATTTCCGTTTTTCTATAAGGTAAACCTCGATGCTATATACTTCAATTAAACTTTTGGGAGCGATTAAAAAAGCTGGAATCAAATTTGATCCACTTTTTTTACGCTTGTTTTTTCCTCGCGTCATTACCTTTGACACGAAAGAAATTATGTTAGATAAAGTTCCTTCTGACACACCGATTGCTGCATACTGTTCACCAAAAATAAAAGGTGAAATTTCCGAAGCCGATGGTTATACAACAAACACGTTTATCCCTCCGTACACAAAACCAAAGCATGAAGTTGAATTAGATCGTCTTTTAACAAGACTGCCGGGTGAATCTCCAATCAATGGTGGTAACACACCAGAAAGTCGTCGTAATTCGGTTATTATGGATAACCTCAATAAAGAAGAAGAAGCTATTGTTCAGCTTGAAGAGTTTCAAGCTGTGCAAGCTGTGTTATATGGAAAAATCACAGCGGCTAGCGCAAAACACCCTGAAGTTGTTATTTCAATGGGTCGTTCTGAAAGTAACAATATTACGTTAACTGGTAGTGCAACTTGGTCATCACTAGATAAAGCCACATATGATCCTGATGATGATATTGAGACATGGGCTTTAAATGCAGATGGAGCTATTAACATTGTAATTATGGACCGATTAGCATGGTCACTTTACAAGTCGTTTGATGCAGTTAAAGAACGCTTAAACCAACGTCGTGGCAGTAATACCTCATTAGAAACAGGCTTAAAAGATTTAGGCATGTCAGTATCATATAAAGGTGAGTCTGGTTCAGGTGTTCACATCTTAGTTTCTGAAAGTGAATATTTAAAAGCTGATAAAACGACTGGTAAGTTTTTACCATCAAATACAGTTGTTCTTGGCCACACTTCAATTGAAGGTCTTCGCTTGTATGGTTTAATTCAAAACTCTCAAGCAGTTAAAGAAGGTCTTTCTGTTGCGACTCGTTACCCACGAAACTGGCAAGAAAAAGGAGATCCTGTTGCTGAATATACACAAACAGAATCGGCTCCTGCAATGTTTTTGCCTAAACCGAACCAGTTTGTTGTTGTCACTGTAGATTAACCTGGTCTATTTGAATTTTTAATTTTTCAAGTGCTGCAATATTTTTTGTAGCACTTATGTAAGGAATAATAATGAGCAAATCAACTGATTTAAAAGCCGCCATCGATGCTGCTTGTTTGATTTTAGGCGTTCCTACGTCATATAAAGAAAATACGAGTATCAAAGAATTAACAGCCACGCTTGATTCTTTAGAAAAACAGGTTGCAGCGCTAAATTCTCAACAAGATGAATTGAACGAAGAACTTGATGGTGAATCAAACGAAGAACTTGATAGTGATTTGAACGAAGAAATTGATGGTGAATTGAACGAAGAACTTGATAGTGAATTGAACGAAGAACTTGATAGTGAATTGAACGAAGAATTTGATGGTGAATCAAACGAAGAGCTTGATAGTGAATTGAACGAAGCCCCAAAAGATATGCAGGTCACTGCAAACAGCACGTTTATTTATCGTAAAGATGGAAAAAACATAACGGTTGCTGCAGGTGAAACTTGTTTGGTTCCCACTTCTGAATTGGACGGTGAAAAAGGCGCTTTAAGAAAAGGCCTAGCTAGAATTACTGTATAAAATCATTATTTAAACGTCCTCAACAAGCCGCTTTTAAATAGCGGCTTTTTTATTATCTATTAATCGTTTTTATTTACTATTTAGAGAATTATTAATAGATAGCATAACCATAGGAATTTTGCTTTGAACTCTTTTGAAAGTGCGCTGAAATCAGCGGATGACATCATTCACTCAACGTTTGATAACGTGACATTATCGGCACTAGATAAGGCGTCTGTGAAAGGTATTTTTGATGCAAAGGCTATGGAGTCAGATCTAGATGGTGGTGGTAAAGTATCAAAGTTTGATGCAACGGTTAGCATCCAAGAAAAAGACATCGCGTTTGTTAGCAAGCGACTTCCTATCACTGTTACTTTTGATAATGGTGATGTTGAATATTATAGAATTTCTGAGCTTTACCCCTCCAGAGATGGCGAAATCATGATCACTCTTTCTATCGATAGTGAGCCAACAGATGAACAGAAATCAAAACCTGATATTCGATATTGATTTAGATGAAATTAATGCAATCAGTCAACAAATTGCAGCAACACCTAAAGAAGTACAAAAAGCTTATGGCCGGGCATTAAAAAGAACAGCGGTTACCATTCAAAAATTAAGCCGTCAGCTTATAAAACAAAAGCTTCAAGTTAAAAGCCCTAAAGTTATTCGCAAACGTTTAAAACAATTTCAAGTTAAAAAGTCGGGTAATTCATTAGGTGAATTAAAACTTTGGTTTGGTTTAGATCCACTTCCTATTAGCGCTTTAAAAGGAAGGGTTAAGCGAACTGGTACAAAATCAAAGCCGTTAGGTGCTTCATTTAACCCTGCTTCTTCTCAACTGAATGCTAAGACATTTAGTAAAGGTTTTATAGCAAAAGCGTTTAAGTCTCGCTCTATTTTTACTAGAACAGGCAAAGGACGTTGGGCTATTAAAGAAGAACTAATCGATATTGAAGATGCGTTATTAGCTGAAATTGAAGATGATATATTTGAAAAATTACCAGAAATATTTTTTCATCATTTTGAAGTGGATTTGAAAGGCAGGGTGGCCACACGATGAGTATTAACTTAAATGACTACCACTTAAAAATTAAAGCATTTTTAGAAAGCGATCCATTGCTTTCAATTTGGTTTAAAAATGTGAGTTATTATCCGGAAGTCGATTTTGAATCCGGTAAAGCAAAAAAATTAGAAGCGCCTTTTTTATTTTTCAGTGTTGATGATTGGGATAAATCAGATGAACAACCTGAAGATGGACGTAAAAAGTGGGACTTGAATTTGACATTTTATGTTGGAGTTAATGGCGTCGATGATTCACTTGGAACATGTAACCGTGGACGTGATTATCAAGTTGTATTAAGAGATTTGACCATGGGAGTATGTACTGTTCTAGACGGGTCTTTTTTGGGTGTTAAAGGCTCAGTTAATCCAGCGCAAGTTGTAACATCTCAACAAGATGGATTTCAAACTGAACTTGATGATTATGAAATTTACTCAATCAATGTAAAACAGCCGTTTTTCACTGGGGCATTGCATGATGATTTAGAAGCATTAAAGCTTTATAAGCCAACAGTCGAGTAATTTTTATGTCAGATTTAACGGAAGTTCTTCGTTCAATAAGTCGTATTGAACAACGAGTTAGTAATTTAATTCGATCCTGTGTTGTGGCTGAAATACAAAGCTCGCCGCCTCGGGTCAAAGTTGAATATGATATTGATGAAAATCAGCAGCCAGTTAAAAGCGGTTGGCTTTGTTACTTTGAAGAAAGACAAGGCCACGTACAACATTGGAACCCACCCAAAATAGGTGAACAAGGCATTATAGTGTCGCCCTGCGGTGATCTAAGGCTAGGCAAAGTAATTCTTGGTTTAAATACCACAGAAAACCCACCAATCAGCACTGATTTGAATATTAATAAAATGCAGTTTAGTGATGGTACCTTTTTTGAATACAACCGAACATCTAAAGTCTGGTCAGTTAATTTTGCAGGCTCTGCCACATTTACTTCTCCGCTATTCAAATTCGTTGGCCCTGTTGTTTTTGAGGGTGATGTTACACAAACCGGAAATTACACATTAACAGGTGGATTTAATCAGATTGGTGATTATACATTGATAGGCTCGTTAATCGCGTCACAAGAGATTACAGCGGCATCAATTAACGATGCAACAGGCTCAATGATTCTGATACGAATGACGTATAACGGTCATGCTCATCCAGATTTAAAATTACCTGTTCCACAGATGGCATAAACATATGTACGGAATGAATAGAAATGATGGTTCATCATTAAATGGAAGCGATCATTTACAGCAAAGTATCAATGATATTTTAACAACGCGCTTGGGTAGTAGAGTAATGAGGCCGTTATACGGCAGCAAGTTACCAGAGCTACTTGATAAACCGTTTAATGAAGATACTAAAATAGACATGATTGCCGCGACTGCAGATGCAATTAATACGTGGGAACCTCGGTTAAAAATCACATCCGTGATTATTACTTTTAATAATGACGTTATTAATAAGCCTGTTGTTTATATAGACATCAAGGGTACTAATTTAGATACCGATTCAGATGCATACTTGGAAACTATCAAAATATAATGACTATTGATCTTTCATTGCTACCAAAGCCATCTATCGTTGAAACGTTAGATTTTGAGACCGAACTTCAAAGGAAAAAAGCTTTATTTAAAAGTTTAGAGCCTGATTGGGATGCTGATGTTGAATCAGACCCTGCGCTTAAACTTTTAGAAGTTTCTGCTTATGACGCTATTAATGAACGGCAACGAGTTAATGATGCTGCTGCTGCTGTTTTTTTGTTGTGGTCAAAGGGTGATGACCTTGATAATGCAGCCGTTTTTTTTAATAAAACACGTAACACTATTGTTGAAGCGACAGACTCTTCTGACGCAGTTATGGAGTCAGACGCGGATTTTTTAGAACGAATTTTATTGTCTTGGTCTGAAGTGACAAATGCAGGTACAAAGTCATCTTATAAAGCCCACGCAAAAGAAGCCTCTTCGTTAGTTAAGGATGCCGTTGGTATTCGAGATGAAGAAGGGGATATCAGTGTTTATATTATGTCATATGAAGAGGACGGTAGTGTTAGCAACGAACTGCTTTCCACTGTTCAAGCTTATTTTGACCAAGAAACCGTTTACCAACTTTGTACAACTATCACAGTTAAGCCGTTCGAGAAAATAGAATACAGCATCACGGTCAAGCTATCTGTTAATGATTCAACGCTAAAAGAATCACTAAAAGCGTCAGCCAAAACATTGCTTCAAGCCTATTTTGATAAATCTTATTACCTTGGTACCAAAGTCGGATTGTTTGCCGTTTATTCAGCAATTGATTTGGAAGGGGTTATCGATGCAGATGTGGGCGCGTTTACAAATATAGAAACACAACCTTACCAAGCGCCTTACTGCACGAGCTTAACTATTATTTAAGGTTTTTATGAGTTCATTATTACCCTCTAATGCCACTTCCTTTGAAAAATCACTAGAAAAAGTAATGAAATCAGACATGAGTTCTGATATTCGCTACTTATGGAATCCTTGGAAATGTCCGGTTGAGTTACTTTGGGTTCTCGCTGTTATTACTCAAATTGATACATGGGATGAAAAGTGGACAGAAGAGAATAAACGAAAATCAATTGCAGAGGCTTTTTTAGTTCATGCGGCGAAAGGAACGCCTGATAGCATTCGCAGGATATTGCGGAATGCCGGTTATGAAGAAGTTGAAATAATTCAAGGCTTGAAGATTAAAAAACGTGATGGTTCACGCTCACGCAATGGCCATTTCTTTTATGGCTGGTCAGAGGCATGGCGTCATTATCGTATTTATGTTGAACGTAGAATTAGTAGCGCACAAGCCGCGCAAATAAAAGAACTCATCGCGGCAACCGCACCGCTGCATTGTGTATTACAAAAGCTTCATTACATAGAAGTATTAAATTTACATGATGGCAAAGTTACACGTAATAATTCAACTATTCGAGGAACAGTATAGTGGCAGATTTAGTAGAAGAAGAAAAATGGGAACCGGGTGTATATCAACTCGAAGAAACAGACCCGGTTGTCGGTGGTGAAAATGGTGTTGATAACTTACAAGCCAAGCAATTAGGCAATAGAACACAGTATCTATTAGGAAAGTTAAAACAAGCAATATCCGCGACTCTTCCGGTTAAAGTAACAGGAAACGTACATGATGGTTTTTCAATCAGCATTAATTCAGCTAGTTCATCAGCCGCAGGTGTTGTTAAACTTTCAGATTCGATTAGTTCAACATCATCAAGCACCGCAGCATCCTCTGCAGCTGTAAAAAAAGCTTATGATAATTCTTCTGGCTTGGTTGGGAATGTCATAACTTGGCTTTTAGATTCACCACCTGACAAATATATTGAACTCAACGGAGCCACATTATCTAGAACTGCTTACTCGGAGTTGTTTGCTGTTATTGGTACGAAATATGGAGCAGGGGATGGTGTTACTACTTTTAAAGTTCCTGATTTCCGAGGTGAGTTTTTAAGAGGTTGGGATAATGGCCGTGGTGTTGATGTTTGGCGTGTATTTGGTAGTTGGCAAGCTGATGAACTTAAAAGTCATACACATATAGCAAAATATCAAAGTAGTGGTAATCGTTTTGATGGTAATACCTCTCAAAATGATTTGATTCAAGCAGGGAGTGCTAATGTTGGATACACAGGAGGCAATGAAACTCGGCCTCGCAATATAGCAGTAATGTTTTGTGTTAGATACAAGGTATAGAAAATGACAAAGAAAATTTATAACTATGATCCAATAACTAAAGAACACATTAACTCAATGCCAGCACGAGAAAGTCCTGCTGAAGAAGGTGTCTATATTTTACCAGCTAATGCAACATTTACTGCGCCACCAGTTAAAAAAGAAGGGTTTGTTTGCTGCTTCATCGATGATAAATGGGAATATCAAGTTGACCTGCGAGGCACTGAATTTGTATCTATCACAGAAGATGGAGCGGTTGAAGTCTCAACGGTAACTGAGCTTGGCGAATTGGAAGCAGGAACTTTATTGTCATCGGATTTAGCTCGCGATGAAAAAGGTGATCTTTATGCTTATTACAAACCGGATGGTAAAGCTGATACAGAGCTTCAATTTAAAGTTGAACAAAAAAGCAAAGGTGAAACTGAAAATAACTGGCGACTTGAGCAGTTGCTAGAAGCCGATAATCAAATAAAAAAACACGATGATTTTGATGAAAAATGCATTGCTCAAAAAATTGATTGGCAGGTATATCGTCGCGCATTACGTAACTACATTACATCCCCATCTGCGGATAACAAATTAGAGTTTCATCAAATTAACGATCTATCTGAAATGGTGTTTAATTTTGATGGTACTGAATACTCTGTGATTTTATATGAAGACACAGGACGTCCAACAAGCCCATCATAACGAAAGTAATTCACCTTAGTAACCACGTTTAAACCAGCCATGCGCTGGTTTTTTTATTTTTAATTTTTAAATGGAGTTGTCCATGGTAGATTTTTTACATGGTGCAGAAGTACAAGAGGTAGATAGCGGTGCTCGCACCATCTCTACCGTTAAAATGTCAGTGATTGGCATAGTGGTTGTTGCTGAAAATTCTGCGGCAGCAACATCAGCATCTTTAACGTTAGGTTCAACAGCATTAGCTGATGACTTGAATTTTACAGCGGTTAAACCGGGTCGTGATGGTAATGCTATTAATATTACTATTGTAAAAGCGACAGAAGAGTCACAAACAACATCTGTTTCTGTTACTGGTCAAGCTATCACCATTACATTGGGTAATGATAGTGAAACCAGTGGCAATGCCTTTCGTGTTTGTGCTGTTGTTAATGCAAGTGCTGAAGCTTCAGCATTAGTTACGTGTACAACAACAAGTACTGAAGAAGAAACAGAGATATTAGACACAACAACTAAAGTATTCTTAGAAAACGGTACAGATGAGCCATTCCCCTTAGATACACCTGTTTTAGTATATGGCGATGAAAAATATGCTGAACCGCTTGGCACTGATACGGATGCTTACAAATACATTGCACAATTGATGGAGCAATATGGTGCATTGGTTGTTGTTGTTCGTGCTAAATATTCATCAGATGCTGATGAGCAAAAGTCTAATATTATTAACGCCATTGAAATGTTTAAAATTGCGAAAGCTAAGATCGAAGTTAAGCCTCGAATTTTGATAGCACCAGGTTATTCTCATGATGATGCCGTTGGCGCAAAATTAGAAAGTGTGAGCTTTAAATTACGTGCTATTTCTTATTTAGATATGGCAATGACTGCTTCAAAAACAAGCGCAATGCAACGAACTAAATTATATGGCGAACGAGTCGAAGTACAGTGGCCATGGCATAAAATTTGGGATACCGATCTCAACCAATATATTCACATGCCGTCTTCCGTTTCAGCCGTAGGTCTACGTTGTCGAATTGATAGTGAATTTGGTGTTCATTACTCTAAATCTAACAACGAATATTATAACCTTTCGGGTACTTATGAAGATGTGCAATGGGAATTAAGCGATAAAAGCAGCGTTGCCAATGTTCTTAATAGTAACAAAGTAAGCACCACCATTCTTGCCTCCGGATTTTTGCATTGGGGAAACCGTACTTGCTCTAATGATAGCAAATGGGTGTTTGAAACATCTCGTCGTACTATTGACATGGTTAATGACAGCGTTGAATCATCAATGATGTGGGCCGTTGACCGTCCCGGAACAACACAGTGGCTGCAAGATGTTTTAGAGAGTATTAACAATTATCTGCGCGGACTAAAAACGCAAGGTGTCATTGTTGATGGAAAAGCATGGTTAGCTGAAGATGTGAATACACCTGATTTAATGAGTCAGGGTGTTTATTACTTTGATTTTGATGTGGGTTTGTATTATCCGGGCGAACATTTAATTTTTAGATCGAAAGTAAACAACGGATATTTAGAAGAGGTATTGAATAATGTCTAATTGGGTTCGTAAATATCAAGCTCTGTATATAGCAGGGATGCAACGTGTGGGTAGCCTTACTGAATATACAGGACCAGTTTTAGAAGTTATTACTGAAGATTTTCGTGGAGGTGGAATGGACATGGCCACTCCTATGGATATGGGAATGGCACCAATGGCCGCCAGTTTTACTGTTAGTGAGGATACGGCTCTGCTTGCTACCTTCGGCATTAAAGTTGTTGGCCAAATGGTTCCTCTTTTCGTTAGAGCACACTTAGAAGATGAAGAAACAGGTGAAACTAAAACTGTTATTGAAACGTTGCGCGGTAAAATCACAAAAATAGATCCCGGAACGAAATCATCAGGGTCATATCAAGCAACTACT